TTTCAGCCGGAATCCACGCCCGACCATTTGCATGTACAGTCCGGGGCTCATCGTAGGACGCAACAACGCAATCAGATCAATATCGGGGTAGTCAAACCCGGTAGTAAGCACATTCGCGTTTGTAATCGCACGTATTTCTCCCGATTTGTACCTGTCAAGGATTTCATCACGCTCATTCATTGGTGTTTTCCCAGTTACCGTTTCGGTCGGTATTTCCAACTCACGCAACTGGTCGCGCATATTATACGCGTGATCGACACCGGTACAAAACAACAGCCATGCTTTCCTATCCCCGGCAAGCTCTTTGATTTCTTGCGCTACTGCCGCGTTCTGGTCTGCCGTATCAACCGCTTTTTGCAGTTCTTTTTCTATGTATTCGCCACCGCGTTTGTGGACCCCGTCGGTAGAATACCGCTCGCGTGTTGCGCGTGATACAAGCGGCGCAAGGTAACCGCCGTAAACAAGCTCCCGTATAGATACCGGCTCTATCAACTCGTCAAAGATTGCGTCTCCCTCGTCTATCCGTCCGTGTCCCAAACGCCACGGTGTAGCGGTCAGACCGACAACTCGCAAGGCTGGATTTATGTCTCGTAGTGCGCTTATCAACTGCCGGTATCCGCCTTGATCTTTGTGGCTTATCATGTGCGCCTCGTCGACCATCACGATGTTGACGTGTCTCAGTACCTCTGGCTTTTTTCGGACAGACTGGATACCGGCGAATGTGATACGTTCAACCTCTTTTCGTTTCAAACCGGCGGAGTATACCCCCGCCGGCGCGTTCGGCCAAATATGCACCAGTTTGTTGTAGTCGTTTTCGACAAGCTCTCTGACATGAGATAGGATAACGATACGTGTCTCGGGATAGTCTGATATTGCAGTTTCGATAAAATGCGCGATTATATGAGATTTACCGGACCCGGTCGGCATGACAACACATGGATCACCGGTATTGTCATGCAACCACTGGTACAACTCATCAAGGGCCGTTTGTTGATATGGTCTAAGCTGGGTCCCCATATCTCACCCTTTCCCCGTTTTCTAACTGGTATACCGCCCACGTTTCACCGGCCTCGACTATTTCACCGGGGTGCATATCGGGGTGCGGTACATAACTGTCGCACCCAGTTTCAAGAATTCTCTCCGGTATGTAATCCTTCCACCTCTCACAGTACCAGCCGTCATCACGCGGCGTTGAGTGCGCGCAGGTTTTGCAGTTCTTGTCTGCCGCCTCATTTTTGTAGCACACAGAATGGAACGGACAGAACCGACACTGGTACCATGTCGGATCGGTGGAAACACCCAGGGGTGCCTCCGGTGATTCTGCTATCATAGTTCCGCGCGCTATTATTTTCTCGGCGGTATCTTTATCATACCGGACCCGCTCTATAAAAAGCTCGTCAGTGTCCTTGTTGACTGCAACGTATAACGCCCTATCAACACCAGTGCCGTGCATTGCTACCTGCATTTGCGCCGTGTGTTTGTCCGGTATCCCTTCTTTTTGCAGTTTCGCAAAGCTCTTTGCGCTGTGCGTTTTTATTTCGAGTGTATGTCGTTTATTTGGTGCTTCCGGTAGGCCAGACTCAACTACACCATCAGGATGCACGACGATATGCGGCGATACCTTGATTTCAAGCTGATCGTCTCCGGTATGTGATACCACACAGCCAATTGCCTTGAGGTCTTGTACAACCGTTTCCTCCTCGCGGTGGCCACGGCGGAATAATCGCAACACACGCCCGGGGAACTGTTCTACCTTTGCCCATCGGAATTGATACCATAATCGGCGAGCGCATGGCTCGCCGATGGATGACGCCCCGATATATCGGCGGCGCCATTGTGGTTGTGATTCGTGGTATCGGTTGATAGCATTTTTCGTGCTATGCTCACGTTCTGGAATTACCACGGCGGGGTGGCTCCGTTGCTCGGTGCAGGCGATGGCATCGCAGATCCTTGTGTCTGTGGTTGTTTCGGCTCCTGTGGTGTGGGCATTTTCGCCCCGGCGATTGCCTTCCAACCGGTCACACTGTTGCGGTCGCCGTACTCCTCAGACTTTTCAACTTTGACCTTGATCGACAAACGCCCGCCGATAAGCTGGTCGGTATCCCTGAGAGATGCAATTCCCAGGGCACCCATAAGGTCGCCAAGTTGTTGACGCCCGATTTCCTCAGCCTTCGCTCTTGCGTTCTGGATGTTGAGCATACCAAAAACAACACGCCCTTGGTGGGACGGACCGACGATGTCATACCGTACGTTGATATATTTCCCGGTACCGGCTTTCGTGTCTTTTACCTCAGCCTCAACGATAGATACCTCGTACCATCCTGCCGGAACCGGATCGTAGTCTGTCGATTTCGGAAGGTCGTCTTTTCTAAACTCTTGTCCTAAAAATGCCATGTGTTACTCCTCTACTTTTGTTATTGATATTGCCGGTTTACCCGGTTTTGATTCGATCGCATCAGAAAACGGCCCAGTTACAGCCGGGTCCGATGCTTTCCAGTTCTTCGCATTGATTTCAGCTTTCCACCGGAACAACCGGTTAAGCTGATCATCAAGCCCCTGATCTACTGCAATCTGCCGTGCCTTCTCAGCGTCAACCCGGCGTGTTATCCTTCCGGTAATTTTTATCTTGTAACCATCGTACTCCTTTGTTTCTGTCCCCTCAAGCGTTTCAGGGATGCTCAAGTTTTCGACAATCTGACGCTCAAGCTCAAGACGCTTTTGCCGTGCCTCAGATTCAATCTGTTTCATATCCATCCAATGTTGATAGATTGTCACGACCGCACCCCCTGTAACTTTTCGATGATAGCCGACATATCCGGGGCCTCATATGTTTCAAGGCGCGTATTTTCGGTTGTCCGAGCCTTTGCAGTCCACAATCCGTCGGTGTCTGTCATCAGTGCCCGCTGGATCACACCTTCCTCGTCGCGCTCAGCCCGCATGGCAAAAACCACGTCGAAGAAAAACGGAAGCGACTGCGCAAGTTTGTTTCCCGGCATGGACGGCGCGTAAAGCATACGCCCCTGTTCGTCCTGAGATTTCTCAACTTTTGCGGTGAACAATACGTGCTTACCGACAATGTCGCGAAACGACCTGATCATACCGCCCATTACGTCCTGTAGGGCACCGTATGCCTGTCGCGGGTCTTTCGCTACTACTTTCTCGGCGTGCAAGACAACCTCTGCAATCTCAGACAAACTGTCCAAAGCCACAGACTGGTACTCCGATTCTTTGGCGTACTCATACGCTTCTCGTAGATCGTCCATCGTCTTGATTTCGATGTACGGAATGTCAGTATCAGCCAGGGACAACAGACCCCCCTCTGCCGATATGATAATCGGATTCGGCAACGTCTTTATCAACGTCGTCTTTCCAGATCCCGCCGCACCGTACACCAAGGCCTTGACGCCGTTGGCGTAGACATCACTGGTACTTTTCAACTGGATTGCCATATGCAACCTCCCTATTTGTGTTTTCGACGATTACCGCCCGTCGATTGCGTATTGACACCATACTATATCTACAGTAAGGTGTCAAGTATATCGACAAAACTTTTAGGGGGATACTATGAAACCAGAAAAACAGACAAAAAAAGAGGTGCGTGAACTTGGTGTACAGCGCGTGGCGCATACTGCCGGACTACACTACCAGACACTGTACCGATGGTTACAAGGGAGACTATCGCCAACGCTAAAAACGTACCGGGCAATTTGTAAAGCGGTGGAAACTCTGAAAAAGGAAGGTTAACATGTCCGGGAATCTTGAACAACTTTTCGGCGGTCCGCTGTACCCGCCTATCCCGGTACCGATTGACACACAAATACGTGATGCCATGAGGGAGCAGGACATTGAGCCGCCGGATGAAATTATCCTTGACGGACAGATACACCGGTTCCAAATTGAAACGTCGAAGGACGCCGGATGGTACATTTTTTACCCTGATAACATTTCAGCCGGTGCATTTGGTGATTGGCGGTCAGGATCATCATATACCTGGGTGGCCAATATCGGGCGCACATTGACCGAACCGGAAAAAATGAATATCTCACTACGAACGAATGAGGCCAAAGAGGCCAGAAAACGGGTAAGAGAACAAAAGGCCGAATTTACCGCCGATGTGGTATCTGACATCTGGAGTAAAGCCCCCCAAGCGGACCCCACACACCCATATCTGGTAAAAAAAGGGGTGTCGCCACACGGTATACGTCTCACCGGTGATGGACGCCTGATCGTCCCTATGTACGTGTCCGGTAAATTATCAAGTTTACAGTACATTGATTCTGCCGGCGGGAAAAAATACCATTCCGGCGGTGTAGTCGGTGGTGCAATTTATGTCATCGGACAATCTGAGAATCCACAAAAAATATACATCACAGAAGGTTTTGCGACCGGCGCGACGGTCTACGAGGAAACAGAAACGACAACGGTAGTCGCATTTTCGGCGAATCAACTACCAAAGGCGACCGGGATAATCCGCAAACACTATCCCACCACAAACATTGTAATCGTGGCCGACAAAGACCAGTCCGGGCAGGGTGAAAACCACGCATATCAGGCGGCGGCTGAGCATGGCGCGGACGTCTTGGTGCCGCCGGACTACGGGGATGTCAACGATATGCGTAACCGTGGTGAGGACGTGCAATCCTTTCTCAATCCAAAAAAACAAGAATGGCTTGTACCGATATCTGAGTTTATAAAACAACCGCAACCTATTAGGTGGCTTATAAAGGGGTGGGTACAGGCTGATGCTTTAATGATGGTCCACGGTGCCCCGGCCAGCGGGAAGACGTTTTTGGTTTTAGACTGGTGTATGCACATTGCCTATGACCGCTCATGGATGGACGTTAAAACACGCCCGGGACCGATTGCGTATCTCGCCGGGGAAGGTCACAAGGGGCTCATGAAGCGGTTCGCCGGGTGGGTGGCTTATCACGCCGTGGACCCCGGAAACCGCGTGTGGATGTCACGATCCGGGACCGACCTTGACACACCGCAGGGCAAAATTGAAACGATGCAACACCTGAGAAACATGCCGGAACCGCCGTCTTTAATTGTGATAGATACCCTTCATCGGTTCCTTGCTGGTGATGAAAATAAGGCTCAGGACACGCGCGCAATGCTACAATCATGCTCAGAAATAATGGCAGAATTCAACTGTTCAGTCTTGCTCGTCCACCACACCGGCGTTTCGCAAGAGGCACAACATCGTGCCCGTGGGTCGTCAGCCTGGAAGGGTGCCCTTGATATTGAAGTATCCGTCACAAAGAAAAATGACATCGTGCAGATCAAATGTACCAAGTCGAAAGACGAAAAAGAGCCGGCACCGATATGGGTGGAACTATCAGAAATAGACGTTCCGGGGTGGGAAGATGAGGACGGAAACACTGAGACAACGGCCATTGTGAAGCGTACGGAACGACCGGAACAAGAGGAAAAAAAGAAGGATAAGACACACGAAGGCAGTCTCTCTTTTGCTCTTGCATGGGAGGCAACGGGCAAAGAACTATATGAAAATGCGCCGTATGTAACCATCGCCGCGTGGCGAAAATTGCTTGTCGAGAAGGACGGATTGACACCAGAAAGTGCAAAGACGACTATAAAGCCAAGCTCAAACAGGGCCCCTACATACATCAAAACCATGATAGAAAACGAACTTCTTGAACGTGAAGCCGATGGATATATTGCATTAAATGCCCTTGCAATATCTCTAAAATGACATGGTGGACACGTGGACAGGACATGGACAATCGTGGACATTGTCCACGGGGACAAAACAGCAGTGGGTGGACAGGACAGGACATCTCTCTTATAGAGATGTCCACCATGTCCCCCCTGTTGTGGCGAAAATATGACCCTGGGACTTGATTATCCTGCAGAAAGTGGTAAACTGTTGATAGTTGGATCGGTTGCCGCCAGGCGGTCGATTATTTTACCCGCCCGGTGCCCCTATCACCGGGTAGGGTTCTTATAGGGACTACATGACAGAATCGCAAATACAAGCCGCTATCGTCCAGGCC